GGATCAAAAGCTGCTAATCGTAGAAAATCATACTGCGCTAGATCACTAGGACAATTAAAAAGGTCATCAGCAAAAACAAGAAACGATCCAAACTCACGTATCCGTCAAGCTAGAAGAAGATGGAAATGTTAATATGATGGACCCATTAACTGTTGTTTCTAAAATACAAAAAATTATGAGAGACAACTTACAAAGAATCGGCGACACCATGATTAGTGGTGGAGTTGACAACATGGAAAAATATCAGTATATGTTAGGACAAGCAAGAACTTATCAATATCTATTACAGGAAATCTCTAACCTGCTAGAAGAAAAGGAGCAAAAAAATGAAGGAAACGTCGTCGGAATCAACGGAAGTACCAAAAATTAAACTTGGTCTTCAAGACAAATACAAAGAAGAAGCTAAAGGTGAACCAGAGCCTTTAAATCCAGAAAATATTAAGAAACAAAAAGAACAGCTGCCCGATCCTAGTGGCTGGCGACTACTTGTGTTGCCATTTACACCTAAAGAAAAAACCAAAGGTGGTATAATTATTGCACAAGAGTCTTTAGAAAAATTAAGAATTGCAACTAACTGTGGTTACGTTTTAAAAGTAGGACCACTAGCTTATTATGATAAAGAAAAGTTTCCAACAGGAGCTTGGTGTAAAAAAGGAGATTGGGTAATTTTTGCTCGTTATGCAGGATCAAGGTTACCTATTGAAGGCGGCGAAGTCCGTTTATTAAATGACGACGAGGTTTTGGGTACAATAAGTAATCCAGAATCCGTGCTGCATAATATTTAACATAGAAGGAGATAACTATGCCAGAAACAGAAGAAAACAAACAAGATCTAGTTGACATTGATACATCGGGTCCCGGTGCTGAAATTGAACTAGAAGAAGAAAAAGTAAAACAGATAATAGAAGAAAAAACAGAACCTGAAAAAGAAACTGTTGTAGAAGAAACTAAACCAGTTGAAGAAACTAAACAAGAAGCAAGCGACGAGAAGCAAGAAACTAAAAAAGAAGAACTAGAACAATATAGCGAAGGCGTTCAAAAAAGAATTGCAAAACTAACTAAAAAATGGCGTGAAGCAGAAAGGCAAAAAGAAGCTGCTTTAGATTATGCTAAAGGTGTGCAAGTTGAACAAGAAACTTTAAAAAATAAACTATCAACTATTGAACCAAATTATGTAAACGCTATGGAAGGCAGAGTTGTTTCTGGTCTTCAAGCAGCGCAATCTCAATTAGTAAAAGCTAGAGAAGAAGGAGATATAAACGCTGAAGTACAGGCACAAAAAATGATAGCGAGATTAGGTGTAGAGGAAGCAAGAGTTGCAAACTTAAAAAAGCAAAATGAATCTAAACCTGCAGAAGTTAAAACTTCTACATTAGATCAAGCAATCGCATCTAGACAAAATAAACCTGATCCAAAAGCTGAAGAATGGGCTGAAAGAAATCCTTGGTTTGGGCAAGATTCTGCTATGACTTATACTGCTTTTGATTTACATGACAAATTAACTAAAGAAGAAGGTTTTGATCCTAATTCAGATGAATATTACACTGAAGTAGATCGTAGAATGAAGCTTGACTTCCCACACAAATTTGCTAAAACTGAATCAAAGGAAACGACTAAACCTACTCAAACTGTAGCGTCAGCTACGCGGAGTGTAAAACCTGGTCGCCAAACTGTGAGACTCACTTCATCACAAGTAGCAATTGCTAAAAAATTAGGAGTGCCACTAGAAGAATATGCGAAACAACTAAAAATCACGAAGGAGGCATAAGCATATGAGTACAGATAAAATAAAAACTTCCCGTGCGAGTCAAACAAGAGCTAAGACAGCTAAAAAAACTGTTTGGACTCCACCATCATCTTTAGATGCACCCCCTGCACCAGACGGGTACCATCACAGGTGGATAAGATCCGAGACTATGGGTTTTGATGATACAAAAAACATGGCCGGTAAATTAAGATCAGGATACGAGCTTGTAAGAGCTGATGAATATCCAGATCAAGATTATCCAGTTCTGGATCAAGGTAAATACCAAGGGGTCATCGGAGTTGGCGGCCTATTGCTGGCTAGGATATCTAATGAGCTTGTTAAATCGCGTGAGGCATATTTTAATAACCTTACAAAACAAAAAGACGAAGCGATTGATAACGATCTTCTGAAGGAACAGCATCCAGGTATGCCGATCGATAGTGATCGACAGACTCGTGTAACCTTCGGTGGTACAAAAAAGAGCTAATAATTTTTTAGCAATTTTTGCCAACGAATTAAATTAATCGTCTACCTTCGGTAGACAAAGGAGATAAATATGGCAAACCAAGACGCAGCCTTTGGATTAAGACCCCTAGGCAAAATTGGAGGGTCACCTGATAACAACGCAGCTACTGAATACGAAGTAGCAGCTTGCGCTTCAGCTTTTGCTCAAAACGACCTTATGGTTGCTTTAGCAGCAGGAACAGTTGGAATAGGCGCAGCTACTGATAATGGAGTTCTTTTAGGCTCTTGTCAGGGTGTGTTTTTTACAGACTCTTCAACAAGTAAACCAACCTTTGCTAATCACTTAGTTGCTTCAAACGCAGCTACTGATATCAAAGCGTTTATTACTGACGATCCGCATCAAGTTTATGAAGTACAATCGGATGCAATTACGGACACTCAATCAACAACAACAGCTAACTTGCGAATTATCGGAGTTTCTGATGATCCTGACAATAGCGATTTAACATCTGCTAATTGTAACTTTAAAGTGATCATTAACGAACACTTCTATATGACCGCAACTGGCGTATAATAGCGGAATAGGAGAATAAAATATGGCTATATCAAGAGGACAACTAGTTAAAGAACTAGAGCCAGGTTTGAATGCACTATTCGGCTTGGAATATAACAACTATGCTAATGAGCATGCGGAAATTTTCGACACTGAAAACAGTGACAGAGCTTTTGAAGAAGAAGTTATGTTATCTGGTTTCGCAAATGCACCAATTAAAGCTGAAGGAACTTCAGTTTCATTTGATAATGCACAAGAAACTTTCACAGCTCGTTACACACATGAAACACTTGCACTAGCATTCGCGATTACTGAAGAAGCGATTGAGGATAACTTGTATGACAGACTTGCGTCTAGATATACAAAAGCTTTAGCAAGATCAATGGCTAACACTAAACAAGTGAAAGCTGCTAATGTGTTAAACAACGCGTTCAGTTCATCTTCTGCAGGCGGTGATGGTAAAGAGCTTTGTGCTACTGACCACCCAATTTCTGCGGGAACAGATAGAAATGAATTATCTACTGCGGCTGACCTTAATGAAACATCATTGGAGCAATCTTTAATAGATATTGCTGCTTTGACTGATGAAAGAGGTCTAAAAATTGCAGCTCAAGGTACTAAATTAATTATACCTTCAGCTTTACAATTTACAGCTGAGAGATTAATGAAATCTGCTGGAAGAACTGGAACAGCTGACAATGATATCAATGCAGTTGTGTCAAAAGGAATGATTCCACAAGGTTATACTGTGAACCATTACTTAACTGATACAGATGCGTTTTTCATTAAAACAGACGTGCCTAATGGTCTAAAACATTTTGTTAGAGCACCGATGAAAACAGCTATGGAAGGCGACTTTACAACTGGTAACGTAAGATACAAAGCTAGAGAGAGATATTCTTTTGGATTCTCAGACTGGAGAGGTATTTTCGGATCACCGGGAGCATAATCATTAAATTAATATGGCGGGACACAATCCCGCCATATTTTAAATATAGAAAGAAAAAATGCACCAAAAAACCTTTAGAATACAAATATCAGCGTATCAACATCATGCAGATTTTAATATAACCTGCATTGAAACCTCATTAGATATTGAAAACGCAATACTTGACAGATTGGGAAAAGGTGATATAAAATGGGAGTATCTTGGAGAAATGAACGATCCCAAGATAAATAGAATAACCTATGAGGAGGTTATAAATGATGCAAACACATCTACAAGACCTTTACAAACAGAAAAAGGTATTGGATCTAGAATGGGAGCAGGAGCATCTTAATGAGGGTAAATATACTCTCAATATGGTTAGAATTGACAGAAAAGTCAGAGAAGTAATTAGCCATATAAAAATGGCAGAAGCTAAAAAAGAGCATCTGTTAAACAAAGTAGAAGACGCTGCCCCCGAAGTTTCTGTAGCTACTTAGTAAAAAGCTACATCGTTGGAAAAGTTCTATCCACATTACACGCCCTCTTGCACTCTATTTAAAACTAGTATACAATTTTGTTACTATACAAAAATAAAAAATAAATGTAGACGCGTATAGTCGACATGCCCCTAGGGACTACATTTAAATATTCTAGGAGGAATATTATGGCTAAAACAACTTTTTCAGGTCCAGTAAGATCTGAAGATACTTTTAAAACAATCAGTAAAAACTCTACTACTGGAGCAATTACTGAAATCATTACTTTAGGTGACGGACCAGTTGCATTAGGAGATGAAAACAAAACACTTGATAACGCAACACACAGTGGAAGAACTCTTGTAGTTCCTGCACTTGGAAGTAATAGAACTATAACTTTACCAGCGCCAGTTGCTGGCTCTCACTTTAAATTTATTTATGGTGGTGCTGCAGAAGAAGCAGAAAATTTAATTATAATAACACCAGGAAATAGTAATTTCTTTATTGGTGGAATTATTCACTTAGATTCAAATGCTGATAACGTATCTGTTTATTCTGATGGAAACTCTAACTCAAAACTAACTCTTACAGATTTTGGTTTATTTGAGATAAATATTTTGGCTAAAGATAGCACAAACTATTATATTTGGGGTCAAGCAGAAGGTGCAGATGTACCTGCATTTGCAGATCAATAATAACTAACTTTAATTAGAGCGGGGCTTTGGCCCCGTTCTCTAACAGGAGAAAAAAATGGCAGACGCAGTAACAAGTCAAACAATAATTGACACAGATAAAAGAGCAGTAATTAAACTTACTAACATATCAGATGGAACAGGAGAAAGTTCTGTAAAAAAAGTTGATGTTTCAGCTTTAAATGCAAGATCAATTGATTCAGCTACTTGTTCTAGAGTTACAATAGATCAAGTTTGGTACGATGTGGGAGGACTAAGAGCAGCATTAGAATTTGATGCAACTTCAAACGTTGTAGGTTTAGTTTTAGGCGGAAGTGCAGCAGCAGGCAATGTTTCAGGACATTGGGACTATAGATCATTTGGTGGAATTAAAAATAATGCTGGCAGTGGAATTACTGGTGATATTGATTTGACGACACATGGTCATACAGCTCATGATCATTACACAATAGTATTAGAGTTAAGAAAATCGTATTAGGGAGGTAGCTGATGGCCAATACAACTTCCGGCACAGTTACTTTTGACAAAACTTTTGCTGTAGATGATTTAATAGCAGAAGCATACGAGAGAATAGGCTCACAAGTAACTTCTGGATATCAATTAAAAACGGCAAGACGTTCTTTAAACATAATGTTTCAAGAATGGGGCAACAGAGGTTTGCACTATTGGGAAATAGCTGAAAGTAATATTGATTTGATAGAGGGCCAAGCTGAATATACTTTTTACAGAGCCAGTGGAGATGGTACAAGTTCTTCAACAAATGCATCTTCTAATGTATATGGGGTAGCAGATATTTTAGAAGCTACACTTAGAACAGACAGAACATCTACATCACAAGCAGATCAAGCTTTAACAAAAATAGACAGATCAACATATTCTGCATTATCGAATAAATTATCTAAAGGAACACCTTCACAATATTTTGTACAAAGATTTGTTGATAAGACAACATTAACAGTTTATCCAACAGCAGATTCATCTAATGCATCTAAAGATCTACATTTTTATTATGTAAAAAGAATACAAGATGCAGATTCAACTTACACAGATGCAACAGATGTACCATTTAGATTTGTACCTTGTATGGTATCAGGACTTGCATTTTATTTAGCACAAAAGTTTGCACCAGATAGAATTCAAGCTATGAAACTTTATTATGAAGATGAACTAGCAAGAGCATTATCAGAAGATGGTTCTTCTACTAGTGTTCACATAACCCCTAAAACTTATTATCCAGGAGCATAATGGCAAGAGGAAAATATTCAAAAGCAATATCAGATAGATCAGGAATGGAGTTTCCATATAATGAAATGATGAAAGAATGGAACGGTTCTTTTGTACATAGATCTGAATATGAAAAAAAACACCCACAACTAGAATTAAGAACAAGAGGTGGAGATGCAGAAGGTTTACTAAATGCTAGACCAGATAGAACTGAAAATGAAGTAATTGCAATATTAAGGCCTAATCCTTTTGAAACTATTGCAGCTAGTTCTGGCATAATAAACGTATTTGAAAAATCACACGGAAGATCAACAGGAGACACAGTTAGATTTAGAGGAGCCCCTTCAACTTCAGCGTCATTTAATAATCCAACTAATTTTGACGGAATTACAGGCTCTAATGTAGCAAAATCTGCCGGCTACTCGATTACAGTTGGCAAACGAGATTCAGGCGGAAATATTACTAACACAACAGATTTCTATCACTTTACTGTAGACACAAACACTGCTACAAGTGGAGGAGTATCAGGAGGAGGCAATAATTGCTCGGCTGGTCCGGCAACATTGACAGCATAATATGGCAGGATTAAGTGCATCAGGATTAAAAACACAAATAAAAAGCTATACAGAAGTTAGCTCTACAGTGCTATCTGATAGTGTTTTAGAAAACATAATATTAAATGCACAGTATAGAATTTTTAGAGATATTCCTGTTGATGCTGATAGAAAAACATCTACAGGTAATTTTACATCTGGAACAGGCACTGTAACAGTTCCTGCAGGAGCTGTATTTGTTAGAGCAGTGCAAGTTTATACTGCAACTGGATCTACTTATACGGGTGCTAATACTTATTTAGAAAAAAAAGATTTAACATTTTTAGAAGAATATATTTCAGCAACTACATCCACTGGAACACCAAAATATTATGCAATGCTAGATACAGGAGCAACTGGAGAAAGCTCATCAAACTCTGGATCTATTAT